CGCTGACTTTGCAGAGGAATTTTACACTAACACCATGTGCCTAGATATTCCTTCCGCTATTGTTGTTGATTGGGAAGCAACTTGGGACAGCGCATTGTATTACGATTTCACTGCATGTTCTGACGGTGGCACTTACTGCCCCTGGCATATCTTTGCTGATAACTGATGCCTTCGGGCACCACGTTAACTAACATTTTTCTTCACTACATGCTCACTCTCAACTGTAACGATTCTGCTTCAATCTGGACTCTCAAAGTATCACCTATCAGGGGTAGGATTGCAGTCCGTTGGTTTAACTCTCCACTGAAAGAATATACGTTCAAGCATGTCTCACGACGTGCAATCTTACGTTACACCTGGCAGAATATTACCTGTCGCCCGATGAGGCAAACTCCCGGTGAGTTTGTGAACAGAAATGCCTGGCGTTAGGAAACCACCTGGCAGACTGGCACACAGGCGACCCCAGACCGCCCCCGCCTGTGCCTATAATGTCTGTATGAACAACGATCAACGCATACGCGCCAACCTCGCTGCCTTTGGCGATAACTACTGCCCGCCTCGCAACTGGTGTCAGTCTGAATTCTTTGGTCAGGGTTGCTGCCTGACCCCTAAGCAAGTTGAGAAGCGCCGCCGTCGCGCTCTGTGGCAATCCTGACCACTAACTAACACTCACTCATTCTTCACTAACTAACACTCAATGAAAAAAGTTCACAACGGTTGCTTCTACGTTAACGACACTGCCGCTAACGATGACCTCTGCCAATCTGTCATGAAATCTTACATTGAACAGTTGCAACGTGAGGCACAACGTAACAAGGCAATTCGTGAGGGGCGTATTCCTGCCCCTAATGTTTCTTGGGGTTCGTTTAACATTAGCGATCGCCACTGATTAACACTAACCACAGCACACTTTTCTTTCTTCGTTATGTATCGCCTCGCATCCTCACTTATCACTAAGCGCACTCAATATGTGCATCATGAGATGAACATTGCGTTGCCTGCTTATGTACAGGCAGCGGCAGAACGTAAGTCTGTCAATGGTTACGAAGGGCACGTTAATCCTGACCGCAATCGTTACACTCACGCACCCGGTGCTAAGCGTATTGTTTCACCAGAAATCGTGTGACAACTAAACAACTATTCAAACTTGCTAAGTTGCAAGGTTGGACTAAAAAACGCAACGGTGGATCACACTATGTCTTCACAAAACATGAGCACAGCATCACAATCCCCTACAAAGTTAAAAATGACTTTACAGGCAAACTTATCGCAAGACAGTTACAAAGAGTTTAAGATTATCAAACTTAAATCAGTCAAACCTCGCAAGGCACAGTTACACTTTACGAAGGGTCACTAATTAACACTGAGGGGCAGTTAATTTGCCCCTTATTTGTTATATTGGCGCGGCCGGGCGAACGGGTCCCATCTAGCACTTTCTAACCTACAAAAGTATCCAAACGAGCGATAAATATCATCGAGAATAAAAAAATTCGCCCAGAAAAAATCGCCGTGAAAAGTTGAATGGGAATTATTGTACCAAATGGAGTAACCACAGGATTTTATCCGTTACCAGAGACGGCAATTCGACTAGCTGCAAAACCTGAGATAAGTTCAATACCGGCAGGATTATTTGAGTTCAAACCGGTAATTCCACCATTAAATCCCATAATCAAAGACATGCTGGAAAGTTTTGGGGGTGGTAATTTTGGAAGTGATGTTATACCCAAATATATTTCGCCGTATGACACATGTCAATTTGATTTCCAGTCCATACCATTATGGAACGTATTAGGCACACATCCGGTATATGGACCAGGTGGTCATTATATATTGAATGTAGATGTAGAGGGTCCTATAGCATGTATGTTAGAGGATCCGTTACCTAGCAAAGAGAGTATACAAGAAACTTTAAGGTCATTAGGGAAATTTTTGCGAGTTGGTATTAGTCCATGGTGGGCTCCTGGATTGTTTATTGAACCATTCATAACAACTAGTAACGTACAACCCCCGGCACTTCCATCACCTGTAAGTCAAACACCAGCTGGAACTGGTAACGGATATCCGCTATTCACTTCCAGAATTAATGGTTATTACACTGACAGGAATTTTTGGGATAGGCAATGGATATTACAAGAGCGTGATGTAATTGCGAAGTATAATTCATTTGGAAGATTTACGAAACCATGGAAACCAGGTAGGGAGCAATTCCCTTTGGACGAGTTAAGTATAAATCAATTCCAGCCATCGGGAATTACACCATTTACATGGTTTAGTAGTAATTTAATTACTGCAGGTTGTGCCGAGGATGTAATGTTACCATATATCCGTTGTGCCGACCAGATATTATCGTATAAACCTACCGAAATCCGAGCATTAAGGTTTTATTATGTTGTCAATATACAGACAGCATTTTATAAACAGTATAAACCGTTTCCGCCATTTTTCGAACCACCGCCTCCAGTTATACTAGAAAACTATCCATATCTATGTCATATGACTGTAGATGCACAACATGATATATTAAGTATATTTAAATTAATATGTTCCCAACAATTAGTAGGTGGATGTACAAGTCGTGAATTTGAGAATTTATCTGAAGTAAAACAACCAGCACCAGATGATACTTTACAATCTGAATGTTTTACTGATATCACTGATTTTAATACATATAATGAGGAGTTACGTCAAACATTCGAGCAAAAGTTGCAAGATCTTAGAGAAATGGAGGGCATCTAATGGGATTACGACCTGCATTATACAATCCGAGTGATCTCACAACTGGACATCAATGTTGGCCACCTGTAGGTTATCTACCACCACCTTTAGGAGCATCACCTAATGTATTAATGAATTCATCATTAGTACATAAAGTAGGAGATTCAACAATTATTCATTCTTGTCCAACTCTTCCTTTTATTCCACATCCGGATATTATTTCAACAGGTTTTCCAACTGTACTAGTAAATGGTACGCCAGTTGCTTTACAGGGTACAAGTGTATTAACATCATTAGGAATTCCAACTGGAATTGTTGCCGGACTAGCGACAACGAATGTAATTTGTGGGGCGGGATCACTAAATACTCCAAATAGGTTAGCTAATTTTAAAGTACCATGAGCGACTATCAAAAAATTACATATAAAACAAAAGACGGAACGTTAAAAGAGCAACGTTTTGATGATTTTAATGAATTTGCAGATCAAATTGAAGATGCAGCAAATGATTTTTATGAAACAGGTATGAACCCCGGATTGGAGATTGAAACACGTTATGGAAACATCACAAGAAAAGAATCCATTACAGGAGGTATTGGATCGCCTGAATTCCTTAGAGACTAGGATAAAGGTATTAGAAGATAAAGTAAGTCAATTTAAAATCCTGTATAAGCGCCCAGGAGGCACTGAATACGAGACCTTAGCACAGACACTTGATTATCTGCACAAGGCACTTGACAAACGCTCCTAGGGGTGTTAGAATGACAAAGTAAACCAAGAGGTATTATGGCGAGAGCAAAAGTTGGATTGATGGGCGACAAGATGATTGAGTCTACTCCCAAGAAAACACGACAGGGCATGGGAAAACATACGAAGTATGCTGCCACTTCTCGTAACGGTAAGCGTAAGCGTTATCGTGGACAGGGGCGATAAATACTTCTGAGATAGAAACCTCTCTAAAAGTTCTACATATGTAGTCCTTTAGAGGGGTTTTTTCATGGCTAATAGTCCAGTAGATAAAAGTGAAGAGTTCATCAAATCTGGTATGACATTGATTACTGACCCAGCAGCAGATAAATTGTTAGAAATTGCTGCCAAACGTTCAAAAAATAAAATTTTAACGGACATGTTGAGTCAGGCAGAATGGGATGATGGTTTTATAGGAAAGTGAGATAAATAAGGAAGAAGTCGTATATCATTCTTGTGCCCACATTTCAGACATTCAAAGATCTGAGTATTGCTTTTAAGCCTCATCCTGTCACTGGGGATGTTGCGACAAAGAAAGATGTATCTGCAATTAGACAATCTCTATTGAATTTGTTATACACCCGACGTGGGGAAAGATTATTTGATTCACAATTAGGTACAAATCTAATTAATCTATTATTTGAACCATTAAGTGAGATAACTGCAGGATTAATTAGAGATGAAATAATAGATGTAATTACAAGTTACGAACCAAGAGTTTCTATTAAATCTATAGAAGTATCCACAAATCAATCATTGGATGGATTTGATGTAAGAATTGACTTCATTGTTGTTGGTAGAGAGGATGTACCTACCAATATAGACCTATTCTTGGAGAGACTATAAAGTGCCGTATTCTCAACTTACTAATCTAGATTACTTAGAAATTAAAGAAAATCTCAAAACATATTTGAGAACTCAGTCAGATTTCACTGATTATGATTTTGAGGGTTCTGCACTCAGTCATATTCTTGATGTTTTAGCATATAATACTTACTATACTGCATTTAACACAAATCTTGTTGCGAATGAGTTTTTTATTGATTCAGCAACACTTAGAGATAATGTTGTAAGGATTGCGAAACAATTAGGGTACAGACCAAGATCTAAAGTTTCCCCTAAAGCAATATTAGATTTTACCACTACAGTTACATCACAAATCAAACCATCCTCTTTGACTCTACAAAAAGGGACAGGTTTTATTACAAATTATGATAACGTATTATACAACTATGTTGTTGTAGAAGATGTTACCGTTCCAGTTAATTCTGGCGTTGCTAATTTTAACAATATTGAAGTATATGAAGGAACATTAGTAAGAGAGTTCTTCACATACGATGAAACACAACCAAATAGAATTATTTTAAGTAATCCTCAACTTGATACTTCAACCATTAGAGTAAATGTATTTGACAATGAAAATACAACTTCAAAACGTCCATATCTAATAGCAGATAATATTCTTGATGTAAATGGACAGTCTAACGTATTTTTTGTTGAGGAAGTAGATGATGAGAAATATGAAATTATTTTTGGAGATGGTACGTTTGGTACTAAATTAAGTACAGGAAATTATCTAGAAATTACTTATTTGATTACTGCTGGTCCAGAATCAAATGGCGTCAAGACGTTCAGATTCAATGGAGTGATGTTTGATACCAATGGAGCACAATATCCTAATACAACTGTCGTAACCAATGTTACAGAGTCATTTGGTGGCGCTGACATTGAATCTATTAACGATATCAAGTTCATTGCTCCCAAATATTTTGCCACACAAGATAGAGCGGTAACTTCAGAGGACTTCAAACCAATTATTAGTAAAATTTATCCTAATGTATCTGATATCATTTCATATGGTGGGGAGGATGAAGTTCCCCCTGAATATGGAGTTGTTAAACTTGTTATCAAACCAAAAGTAGGTGCAATTATTGGAAATTCAGTTAAGCAAGAACTGGAGAGACAATTAAAGGAATATATGGTTGGATCTGTTAGACCTGTAATATTAGACCCATCAATTTTATATGTTGAGTTAAAATCTAACATTTATTATTCTTCTGTGTTAACAACACTAGCATCTCAAGACATTGCAACTGCTGTTATTGAATCTATAGTTGAATATGTAAAACTATCAGACACAGAAAAGTTTGGTGGTAAGTTTAGATACAGCAAAATTAATGGTGTTATTGATGGAACTGATGAAGCAATCCAATCTAATGAGACTGAGATTATCCTAAGAAAAGATTTTGTTCCATTGCTAAACACAACTTCATATTATGAAATTTGTTATCAAAATGAATTTGATAAAAATTGTGATGGTGCCACAGTTCAATCTACTGGATTTGTGGTTTCTGAATATCCAAACTTTACAGTCTATGTCAAGGATATCGATGGAAGAATGGTACTATATAGAATAGGCGTTGATGGTACTGAAATTATATTGGATAATAATGCAGGAGAGGTAAATTACCTTGAAGGCGAAATTAAATTATATAATTTGACAATCATTAAAGGTTCTTTTATTGATAACAAAATTGAAATTAGAACTGTACCATACAAAAAAGATATTTTTGCATTTCGTGAGCAATACCTAGAATTAGATATTGCAAAAAGTAATTTTGTTGCAATAGCAGAGTAAGAATAAATGGCGATAAGGTTATCCAATCTAGTAAAAAGACAGTTACCAGAGTTCATTTCTACTCAGTATAGTACTTTTGCGTCTTTTTTAGAAAAGTACTACGAGGGACTTGAGGTACATGGACAACCGTTAGATATATTATCAAACATAACTTCTTATTATGATATTAACTACTATCAGAAAAATTTACTTGAGCGTGGGTCAAAATTAACCCAATCAGTAAATTTAACAGATACGGAATTTGAATTAGAAGATGCGACGGGATTTCCTGATGAATATGGATATTTTAAAGTTGGATCCGAAATTTGTTTTTATACTAAGAAAGAAGGAAACACACTAACCGGAGTTTATAGAGGAGTTAGTGGCACCACAAAACTTGGTGACTTATATAAAAAGTCAAAATACGAAGCATCAAATCCAGAAAATCATTCTGCTGGTGATACTGTACAAAACATCAGTAATCTTTTTCTATTTGCTATTGTAAAAAGTTTTGAATCTCAGTATCTAGGAAGCATCCCCAAAAATTTACTTTCTGACGATGTTGATAAGAGAACTTTAATTAAAAACATAACAAGTTTTTACAAAGCAAAAGGTTCTGAAAAATCTATTAAGTTTATCTTCAATTCTCTTGTAGACTCTAATCCAGCAAACACTGCTGAGATTAAGAAACCATCAGAACAGACAATGAAGTTGTCTACGTCTGATTGGACAAATAACTATGAAATTTATGTAAAAATTATTTCAGGAAATCCAGATAATTTAATTTCACAGCAGTTAGTTCAAACAGAACCATCTTATGCATCAGCATTTATTGATGTTGTTGAAATTGTAGATTCTTCTAAGTCTCTCTACAAATTAACTGTAGACAAACAATTATTAAATTCAGAGTTTGATATATTTTCTTATACAGAATTAGTAAATCCTATTACTACAAATGATACTACTAATTTTGTGGTAGAAGTTGTTAGTACTAAAGGATGGAAAACTACTGATAAGTATTTTTATATTAACAATGAAGAATTTTTAATTATTAACAGAAATATTAATCAGTTTACTGTTGCCAGAAGAAGTGGTACTGGTTCATATCCTGCAGGAACAAAATTATACATTTCTAAACCATTAGAGATTAATGGTGTTAAGTTACAAGTAACTGGTTCAGTATATAACATTTCACCAAAATCAAAAGTTCCATATTCTTCTGTTGGCGATCCTATTTTAGAATTTAACTCTTCAATTTCTAGTAGAGAAACTACAGTATTTGATGTATCGAATGGTGAATACAGATGGATACCGAATGTTAATAGACAGAAACCTTCAGCCGTAACAGCATCTGCAGCTGTGCAGGCAAATTTAGCAAACATTAATACTAATGTTTCTGCAATATTTGAAGATGAAACATACTTCTATGTTTGCTCTTCTGGATATCCATCTTTTGATATTCTTGGTCCTACAGATCCTTCTGGATTAGAAGACAACAAATATTTAAAATTAATTAGAAAAAATCCAGTTTCAAATACAGATGTATATGAAATTGGAAGAAATGATATTGCCATATTCTTAGATGGTACAATTGCATACAGCAAGATAAGTGAGAATTTTGTAAATTATGGACAAGTTGAAAAAGTAAATATTTTATCAAAAGGTAGTGGATATAAAGTACCGCCAGTTGTACTAGTAAATAATTCTCCAACTAAAGCAAAAGCTATTTTATCGGGAGATGTAGTTTCTGATGTTGAAGTAATTACTGAGCAAATTTATAGAAAAACACCACATGTTGAGATTATCTCAGGTAGAAAGGGTGAGTTGCAAGCACTAGTTACAGCAGGAAGAATTACAGATATTATTGTTACCAATCCTGGTGAATATTACACATCACCACCAAGAATTTTAATTACGGATAAAGAAGGAAGGGGCAGATTTGCTGAGTATAGAGCAAGAATATCTTCTACTGGAAAAATTATTGGTGTTGATAAAATAAATGAAGGTAGAAATTATACTGCAGCAAATGTAGTTGTTGATGTTATTCCTGCCGGTGCTGGAGCTTCAGTAACTTTTGAAATAAAAAAATGGTACAAAAATAGATATACTGAGTCAACAAACCTCGATGATAATCATGGAACTGTAATAAACAAAAAATTCTTTGTTGATAAGACTCTAGGAAAGACTTATGCAATTTTAGCAAATCCTAAAAAGTTACGTTTTGCATTAGGCGATAACATCAATTCTTTATACCAAGAAACTGTTACAGGTCACTCAAAAATTATTGGATATGCATATGATGGCAATCCAATTTACGGTCCATATGGATATACCGACCCACTAGATGCAACTTCTGCAATTACTAGACTTAGAAGTGGATATACAGAAAATACTTCTAGACCAGATGGTCCACCAGTATCAGTTTACCCATTGGGTACATTTGATGAAGATTTTACATGGTCTCCAAATATTAACACAGGAAAAACATATTTGGATATCAATAATGGTAGATATTGCGTAACTCCTGAATATCCTCAAGGTGTGTATGCATATTTCTTGAGCATCGATGCTTCAGGTAATCCAGTTTATCCTTACATTCTTGGTAAGAATTATTATTCTATCCCTGTAGATTCAAACTATAATAGTCCTATTACACAAGATCAAGTTCCTAGAACAGCAAAGATACTAGATTTTACGGACGTAATTAAAAACGGTCAAAATTTCTCCGCTGTAGTTTCTTCTGTAAATTCAGGTTTTGTTAATGGATTCTTTGTAGATTCTACTGTAAGGGAACACAATCCAGGAAATAAAGTATTCATAGAAAATCCCAAGTCTGGTGGTTCTGGATTGCTTGCTTCAGTTGGTACTGTGTCCAACTCTAATGTAGATTACCTTAGAGCAAAAGAAAGTGTATGTAAATTACGTTCATTAACTGAATGTTACCTTTTTAAAGATTATATTTTTAGACAGCAAAATACCGGATTTGAAGGTAATATTGTAGGGGATGTATTATTTGACTCTACAATTATTTTAGAGGATATTACTGGAAACTTTACTAATGATAAATTTGACCTTATAGATCCAAATACCAATACCCCAGTAAAAATTATATCTTTATTACTTAATGATTCTGCTACATTTACCGCCAATTCAACTATAGAATTAACTGATGGTGAGTTGAATCCGGATTCAGTTAAAGCATCCGGTGTAATTTTAGAAAGCACATCTCGTCAAAATACATTAAGAGTATTAGTACAGTTTGGAGATTTTGATTTAGGTATTGACAATAACGATTTATCTTTACAAAGTAGTACTCTTGCTGATGATGTTGGTGTTGGTATATTTTCAACACGTTCATTGAGTGAAAATATTACTATTAGTATTTTTGATTACAATTTTGCTATTCTAAAAACATCTGAAAATCACAATCTGTCTATTGGAGATATTATTGACGTTAGTATCAATCCAGAAGATTCTGTTACCGAAAAAACATATTATGTACGCAAAAAATTATTTCAAGAGGTACAACTTAGAGATAGAAGATTAGTAGCAAGTCTTGAAGATACTGGTATTGGTAGACTATCAATTCTAGCTGGAGGACTTTATAGTGCCCCAGGAACATATTCAGCAAATTTAGGAAATGCATCCGTAAACGTTGTAATTACAAATTATGGTACATATAATTCAGTTTCGGAAATAATTGTTACAGATAAAGGTTCCAATTTTAAAGAAGACGAAGTTTTAACTCTAGACAATTTAGTTGGTGTTACACAAAACAGACCTGCAATCTTTAGAGTTGATCACGCTGGATTGGGACCAGATGAAGATATTTTTAAATTGACATCAGTAGAATATCTTTCTGTAGATGATTTTCTAACGATTGATGATGAAATTGTCAAAGTTGTTTCTATAGATAGCGCAGAACGTCTTGTTGGTATAGAAAGAGGACAACAGGGAACTGTAGCGGCAAAACATTTTAACACTGCTATTGTTAACTTTTCTAATCCAATTTACAGATTTACTCCTGGACAATACCTAGACCAAATTGGAACTAGTTCTACAGACCCCACAGTTTATAGTTATAATCCAGAAACAAATTTATTAATTTTACAATATGAATATGGTGTTGATATTACACAAACACCAAATATATCAATATCATCTTTCTTCTCAGATTCTAGTAATCCAGAAAAAAATGTTTCTATCCAATCTGTTGGTGAAAAGACATTTAAATTAGAATTTTCTGAAGATGACGAGAACAATTTTGTAATCAATCCAAATATTAATATTCAGTTATATTACAAGTATATTTTTGATACTTCTCATCCTAGTATGGTGGATACATACTTAGATTTTTCGCCAAGTTTAAATTACAATTTAATTACTTTAGAAAAACTTGTTGGTGATGATGAGCCTGGTTCTGAGTTGCCAAATTCTTTCGTATCTTTAAAATTTGGATTTGGATTAAATACGCCAGACAATACATTTACTGATACACAAGCACTAAGATTTACAAATTACTACTATTTTATTGTGGCAAGTGGTGTAGATACAGATAACTCTAGAGTTTCTGTAGAATTAGATCCTCTTGTTGGAACAAAGGTAATTGATTTTACTACAGATGATAAATTTACATATTCTATTGCTAATCAACCACAAGAGAATGGTAGTGGAGACATTTCTTACATAACAAGTTCTGAAACTTCTATTGGTGAAATTAAATCTATTAAAGTAGAAAATTCTGGTTCTGAATATACAGAAATTCCAACTATCTTAGGTATTCGTGTTCCTGAATTTCAAGAAGCAAAATTTAATGTGACTTTAGATAAATTTGGTAATGTTACATCTGTGTCTATAACAGATGCGGGGACAAATTACACCAATCCTGCCATTATAACTGAGAGTGACGAGGGAACACCAGGCATTTATAGACCTTCCGTGGTAGATGGAAAAATTATATCTTTAAATATATTGGAACCCGGCACTGGATATTCAAAAGTCCCAACTCTAAGAGCGATTGAAACTGCACACAAAATTTATGCAACTTCAGAAAATATTGGATTACCAAAATCAGTTATAATTAATAATCCTGGATCAAATTATAGTAAAGATACAACAACATTACCAAAATTTACTTCAACTTTGGTAGTCTTGTTATCCAATGTCTCTGAAGGTAGATTCCCCGCAGGGAAGAAAGTGAGGCAGTTTGGTCCTGGAGGAATTCCATTCTTTGAGGGCACTGTTGTAACTACGGTGAAGAAAAATTCAAATATTGTCAAATTCAAAAATATTGTTGGGGAATTAGACAAAACTATTGAATTAGAAGGTGCTTCTATTATAGCAATTTTATCAACAGACTATGAAACTGAATTTAAGTCTTTCTTTGACAAGAAAGGATTCTTTAATTCAGAAAAAGGTATTATTAGTGCTACTGATAGTAAAATTACTGATTCGTATTATTATCAAGATTATTCTTATGTAATCAGATCATATACTCCTATTGATATTTGGAGAGACCTAATTAAAGATGTTGTACACCCAGCAGGTTTTCAACTCTTTGGTGAAGTTGTAGTTGAAAATGAAGTTAAGGCAGTTGCTCCACCAGCAGAGCAACCTATTATCCCATTCTTAGCACAAATTAACGTTACTGTAGAAGATGGATTTAGTGAATCTAGAGTAATTCAACTTACTGAAGTTGTATCTAGTTTTGGTGACATTAATATTACTAAAGGTGTAGGTAGATTAGCTTTAGATGAGGAAAATTTATCTTCTACCAATATTTACGATATTTCACTGTCACCAGAGTTTGATGGATATATTGACGGTGATACCGGACTAACTTTCGGTACTAGAACATTTACTATGCGTGATGCAGAAACCAATGCACTAATTGAACCGTATAATGAAAATGCATTAATTATTTCTATTAATGGTATAGTACAAGAACCAAAAGTTGCATTTACTGTTGATGGAAGTGAAATTACATTTGCAACTGCTCCATTAGGTCCTAGAGTATCAGAAGGTCAATCTTTAGAACCAGCAAACTTTATTGGTAGATTGTTTGAATTTGTCGATACTGATATCTCAGAATCTTCATTTAAGAAGGCAAAAAATATTTTCCAAAGAAGTGGAATATGGTTAGATTCAGCAAATCAAATTAGATTCAATAGAAACTTTATTGTTGAGGAAACTTTTGGTTATATTACGGCAAAGTATCCAGCAACTGAGTTTGATACTGGTAAATGCAAGAGAGATATAGGTCTTATTATTGATGCATTTGAGCATGACTTAAGATTTGGTGGTAACCTCAGTACAGTAACTGCAGGAAACTCTTATTATAATGCAGCTCAAGAATTAGACTTTATTAATAATGAATTAGAAGAAACTAGAGATGCATACCTTTATGCTGCAAAATTATGTGCTGCGGCAATTAGAAATTGGGATGTAGTATTCATTGATGACCCAGCAACTGCAGATCCAATTTTTGAAGTTATTGTAACTGCAAATAGTGACCTCATCACAGTTCCTTCGACATTTGGTATTGTTGAGGGTATGTACCTAAGTTCTGGTAGTCAGTTCCCACTGGACACTAGAGTTATCGAAATTATTGATGAAACTAATATTAGAGTGAGTAATAACGCATTTGCTGACATTAGTGATACATCATCATTTATCTTTGAGATTCCTTCAAGTACAATAGAAGAATTACCAGGAACTAGTGGGGAAATTGAATTTGAATACAATGGAATACAAATTAATACTGATGCTGAATTAATTATTGATGATGGAACTACTGTTTCTATTACCGCTGCTATTGCTAGATTACGTCAAGTAAGATTCTCATTAAGTAAAATCAACACAGGAACTTTTGTTGATGCTGCTAATCTTATCAAGGTCAATAGAAGTTATATTATTGATGAAACTATTTCGTATGTAAATTCAACATTCCCTGGATTTGTAAATCCAAGTGAAATTAAGTGCCGGAGAGATACTGGATATTTAATTGATGCTGTTGTTTATCATCTACAGTATGGCGGAAATAACAGAATTATTGATTATGCTGAGAAGTATTATCTAGCAAATAAATTAAATTATATAAATGACGAATTAACAGAGACGGTTGCTGCATTTACATATGCTGTAGATTTAATGCAGCAGGCTATTTTAGACCCTGGAGCACCTTTTGAAACAACACCATATGCTGTAGCACCAGATGAATCATTTGGTGTTCAGTGTGCAGAAGTTCAGTCAGCAATAGAATCTTATAAAGATTCTTATATCTTTATCTTAGAAAATGGTCCAAATCTTATTCAACGAGATTTTGGTAATCAACAGAGAAGTGGGGAATATACAACATTAAAAACATATTCGAATTATGATTTAATCGATGATGTAGAACTACAACTTTCTACAGAAATTGACGGAGTTGTTTTTGGAGCAGAATGTGCAGAGGTCATTTCTGCTGTTTATACATTACATCAATCATTGGATACTATATTGACTACTGGCGCAGGAACAGTGGAATCAAGTCGTCCAGATTACATTGACGGCGAGAATACTTTATTTGAACTTTATAAAGATAATGGAGATATCTTCAAAACCACCGTAGGTGAAGATTTATTAGTTTTTATTAATGGTATTTTACAAAAACCACCTGCATACAAAATTATAAGATCAGAAAATCCAAACCTAACTGATTTAATTGAATTTTCAGTCGCGCCAAAATGGGACCAGTCAGATGCACAACTAAGATTGGGTGAAGGACTATCTATAGAAACTTTCCACGCCTATTCTATTGGTTCTTATGAGAGAAGAAGAGTAGATTCTAATAAGATACCCATTCGCAAAGATCTAACAATTTTTAATGACTTTGGAGCTGTCACTGCAGTGACAGACCCAAGATACTATACAGTCTTTGTGGACGGAGTACAGCAAAGACCTAGTGTTGATTATACTATTTCCGGAAATAGATTAGTATTTAAAAAACGTTTAAACAGTTACACATCACCCGATGGTATTACTACAATACCTAATGTAGACATACTTTCATATCAAGGTGGTTCTGATAATAACACCTTTACTGCTTTCTATTTTGAGCGTAATGGTGCATATTCTGCTCTTGCTATCTTGGATTTATATTATAGCGCAGATGGAGAAAATTTCTATGAAACTGTAAAAAATTGGGATGCTCCATCTCGTACACATCCAATTCAAATTTATAATGACGACAATTCAATTGGTTCCGTATATGACTACGAAGAAATTCAAGATCCATATCCAGGAATTAGATTAAAACTTGCAATTAACAACAATCCTGAAATTAACTCTGAACAACCAATTATTTTCAGAAAGCGTTTAGAAAACGTACCCGATTTAGATTTTACTGTAGCTATTACATTTGATGAAGATATTACTTTCCTAGGACCAGATTTTTATGTCTTTGGAAATATTACAGTTGCTGAAGGAACTGAAATTGTTGTAGATGATACCGCTACTGTAGTTTCAGCAGAAATTGTATTTAATTTTGAAGAAGAAGATGGGCAGAGATTACTAAGAAGAACTGTTTCTCCATGGTTATTTGCAAAAGAATCGGGAAATAAAGCATGGAGAGGAACACATACTTCTACAGCGAAGATACTAGAAGGAGATAAGATTAGAGTAAATGGGGAAAATAATTTCAGAACTATAACATCAGTTCCTGATATTGTAAAAACTAATAATTATAATACCTTTACACCAAATACTTTTTATGGTTCTATTATAACATCACCTTCTTTAGAAAGACCTAGTGGAAGTGGTCTTTCAATTACAACAGTAATTGATCCAGTGACAGGTTCTATTACAGGTTTGGATTATGGTGAACCCGATTTAATTAGACTACGCCTTCTTGGTGAATCGATACCTCAAATTGGAACTGGATATCAAGAAGGAGTTTACATAGACTTTATTCCTGTCGATGGAAATGGTGGCGGTGGATTTGCTCGCGTTTTGACATGGGATGGTGTAGTAGTAGGATTACAAATTGAAAATCCTGGTTATGGGTATACTTCACCTCCAACTGCGATTGTAACTAGAGGTTATGATATTATCAAAACTCAAAGAAATATTCAAACATCTCTTTCTAGAAATGTCAATATTTCACTGTTCCCATCACCTCTAATTATTGGAACTCAAGCACAAATTGTTGTACCTAATCTTACTGAAACTGGTGCATTTATTCCTGTTGGATTTGCAGACCCAATTGATGAATTTATCATTAATAAGTTCCTTGAAGCGGAGGTTGTATCGGCACAGATTCCTACAGGATTAACACAGGAAATACTAAGAACTTCTGGTGCAAACTTTAATTCTACAATTTCCTTGGTTCCTTCAGTGGAAGTTGGTGAAAGATTGTTTATCAAACCACAGGAATCTTCCGCTCCTGTTGGTGCATCAACTGCTACATCCGGTACTGTATTAATTCTAAGCGAATCTAGAGTTGGTGCTGGAGATACATTAATTACTCCAGAAAGTCTCAATCAACTTGCTGCTCTTGTCAATATTCAATTCAACCTTGGAGATACAACTTTATTTGTTACATCCACAGATGGATTCCCTGATAGTGGACTTCTCATTGTTGGAACTGAAGTTTTAACATATTCAAGCAAGTTACCAGATAGATTCTTTATTGATCTAAGAGGTGCTGAAGGAACCATAGAAGCAGTACACCCTATTGGTGAAGTTGTTAGGGTATACCTGAACTTCATTAATGGTAATGGTCCACCGGAACAAGAAATTGAGGCGTTTAATGAAGATGATAATGCTGGACCAATTAGCGGTACAACAGACATCATCCTCAGATTTGATACAGATTTAGATGTCACTTCTATTGATGGATTTGTTGACACAGTTTCACCTCTAGAAAGAGCAGGTAGAACTGTTGAGTCACTAACCACAGATACGCTTGAACCAATTGCCTCAACTGATGTTACCAAGCGTCTAAGATCTACTACTGTAGAATTTATTGATGTACCCGAAATTACCAGTGATGTAACATTAATTAATGAGTATGATGCACAAATTTACGACTTAGTAACCGCATCACAAATTGATAGTATCGTTGAACCAGATAGTAATTTGGTATCACTTTCTGATGTAAATTATGATATCAGTATTAATCTAAACACAATCTCAGTTTCTCCTGTACCATCCGGATTTACGGACAATACAATTATTGCTGAAATTCCACCAACTCCTGAAGATGTGACAATTCTTGATGTCACTCTACTAGAAACTACCGTTGATGAATTAATAATTGGATTCGAATTCGACTCAGTTGCTACTGAACTGTCACCAACAGAAGGCGAATTAATTATTCTAGGCGAATCTTCAGCTAGCGTACCTCTGCTAACCTCGACATCTACAAGTGAGTTTATATCAATAATTGAAGAAGTACCAATTCCTGAGGATGTATCATATATCTTTATTGGTGAAAATGTAACTGTATCCGAACAGATTACATTACAACCTAGAGATGTAGCGGCAACTTATCCAACAATAAGTTCCGTTGAAGAGATTGAATCTGATGTACAAACTCTAACAACTGCACCCGGCATTAACTATGTATCTATAAGTAAGGTTGAGGAAAATGATACTGAAGAATCTGAAATTATTATTCCTGTTGAGACTATTGATACCGGAGACACATTAGTTTCTGTTTCTGTATCTAACTTCGTATCTGAAGCAATAGTTATTGTTTCCCCACAACTTGAATTTGCTGGTTCTCAATTAGGACGTACCCAAGAATTACGCAAGCAACCTGAAGACATTATTGCTGTTTATCCTGCAATAATTACTGAAGAAGAGATTATCTCAGAATACGATGCTGCGGAGCATAAGGTTATCACACCATCTGGACCTCAGACGGTTGATATAGATAGTGTTGTTGATACTGGTGCCATTGACGTGTTTAATGAAACTATTAATCCATCTAATATTGGTATAAATCCATGACATCTATAAATTTTTCTGCTCCTATAGAAGTTGAATTGAATTCTGGGTTAACGACCACAGTTAATAACTTGTTATATCAAACAAGAACACTTAATAAATTTTTTAACAATTATATTACTAGTGTTAGTGTTGGTTATTTTGAAACTTATGATAGAAATGCTTTATGCGAGGCAGGAACTATAAATTATCAAATGGTGTCTGATGTGAATGGAGATGCTAATCCTCCTTTGGTTGGCATCTCATCCACATCTATTTTTGACCAAGACCCGTTAATTACACTTGAAACATATTTTGATAGGCCATATTCCACATATACCACACAAAACAAAAGAACTGGAGGTCCTGGCATTCCATCTATAAATTTATCGGGAGCACAATTTGATAGATTTCAGAATGCAAATACAGAATTAGTGGTTTTATCTACAGCAACAGCACCAAATCCACTAGGAAATTTTCCACCTGCAGGAAGATTACAACTAAATAAAGAAGTATTATCTTATACTGGAATAACTGCGGGCGACACATTTACTGGTGTTACCAGAGATATCGATGGTACTGGTCCCTATACCCATACATCCGGAGATTATCTTCGTAGTATAACCATCTAATCCAAAAGTATTATAAATAAAACAAGAAAACAGACCTGTTATTTTAAGAGAGGATCATGAGCGCACTTATCACAGACAAGTTTAGAGTATATAATGCCAAGCAATTCTTGGAATCGTTTGATGAAGCGGTTGGAACTGAGCACTTCTTCTTCGTCGGTCGCTCAAAGGACTGGGCTTCGGTCGTAGAATTTTACGGACTCAGTGGTACGGGACCAAATTTGGACGGAACCACACAAATCACTATCGACCAAGGCGGGACGCCGGTAACAGCGACCATCGTTGGTGGTTTGGAGGGAGCATGGATTGTTACAGGTCTGGATCCAGCTCTCCTCACAACTCTAGCATTCGGTCAAACTATTGACTGGACCGTTCCTGGAGTAGGGTCTGCACAAGTATTAAAAGTAAGACCAGCAACTGAGGACACTCCTCTCCGTCCCCTAGACAACCTAATCGAAAAATACGATTACTACAGAGAAATTATTGCTGCCAAGAGAATTTTCAACCAAACAATTGGTGATGGTTCAGCAACTCTTGCTCCAGACGGTAGCTATGTTTCTGCTGTTATCAATCGTCTAGACTACGGTATCAATTCTGACTTTACTGACAGAACGGACCCATATGATATGTGGCGTCCTAACTATGCTGCTGACCCAACATTTACCAGACTTTCACAAGGTGCAACCGGAGAAGCAGGTGTTGCAAACCTTGAGATGATTACTAGAAATAGTCAGTATGAAGTATTCATGTGCATCGATAACAAACCTGATGCAACTGGTCTTGGTACTGTTCCTGACCTTCCTGTAACTAACGGACCTCGCTTTGCAGGCGTAGCACCAGTAGCAAATCCTGATACAGCAGGATATCATGCAGCATCTGGTATTTTCAGAACAAATAGTGGTCAGAGATGGAAGTATCTATATACACTATCCACAACTGATGTTCTAAGATTCCAGTCACAAAGATTTATCCCACTTCGTCCTTTTGCTGGTGTATCTATTGTTGGACCAGAAGTTGTAACCATTCTTGATGGTGGTTCCGGTTGGGCAGATGGAGTTTACTATACTCCTATTAATGGTGATGGACAAGTAGATAACTCCAACTTTAAGATTTGTAGATTTGAAGTTACCGGTGGTACTGGTGTAATTTCCGATGCTAGAGTTCTTCTAGGTACTGATACAACACAAGATGAAACCAATGGTGTAGCAGCATCAACAGCGTATACCTATGCGACAGTTAATCTTGCAGATCAAGGAGTTACTGGTACTGAAAACAGATTCAAAACTGGTGTATTCACCAGTGCTGATCTGACTGCAGCTGCAACAGTTCCTCCAGCAACACCAGGTGCTCTAGAAGTTGTCATTCCTCCTCAGGGTGGTTATGGTAGCACTGATGGTCCTACATTCCAAGAGCAACTAAATGCTAAGCGTGTAATGTGTAACATTCGCCTAACATTTGGTGAGGGTGGAGGAGACTTCCCTGTAACTAACGACTTCAGAAGAATTGGTCTCCTAAGAGATCCTAAAGAGTACAATGGTTCTGGTGGTACAGAAATCACAGGTGCAACTCCAGAAACAGTTAGAAACACTTTTGCAGTCAGTTTTGGTGCAGGCACTAGCTATATTGCTAACTTTGTTCCTGATGAAGAGATTGAACAAACTCAAGGAACTGCTGGTGGAGCAGCTCCAGTCGCTAAAGGAACCGTAGTTGAGTGGTTACCAAATGACCCCAACAACGTATCTCTTGGTGGAAAACTAAGATATTACCAAGATCCTATTCTGCACAGAGATGAAAATGGTACTGTTAATCCCTTTGTTCCATCAGGCGGAGACGGCGGTGATGTAACTACAGGTGGAGATATTATTGGATCAGTTTCAGGTTCACACCCCACCACAGATGTTCTAACAACTGCAACCAATGCTTATGGTAGTGGAAACCTACCCGCTGCTCATGACGTTGATGGTGCTACAGTTACTGCTGATATTTTATATCCAGAACTAGAACCATATACAGGTGAAATCATCTATGTAGAAAACAGAAGACTAATCACCCGTGCAGAAGACCAAATTGAAGATATTAAACTAGTTATTGAGTTCTGATTAACTCAATATCTTGACTATAAATAAGGTTAGGAAACTTAGGTGCATAAAAATTTAATATGGCACAGAATACTAACCTTAATGTATCCCCATATTATGACGACTTTAATAGGGATAAAGACTTCTACCGTGTTCTGTTCAGGCCGGGATACTCTGTTCAAAGTAGAGAATTAACTACTTTACAGAGTATCCTACAAGAGCAGATAGAGAGGTATGGTAATTATCAATTTAAGCAGGGGGAACTAGTAACTCCTGGAGAGGTTGGTTTAAATACTAAATTAAATTACGTTAAGTTATCTTCAGTTTCTGAAGTTGCTATTAACGAAGGTGGAGAAATTGTATATAGAAAATATGATATCTCCGGTTTGGTTGGTGGCACTTTAGTAGGTGTCACGTCTGGAGTCCAAGCAACAGTATTGGCAGTAAAGACAGAGACCACAAGTAATTCAGATACACTTTTTGTTTCCTATATTTCAAGCGGAGATTCTACTACAGAACCAACCTTTAGACAAGGTGAGTTGCTAGAAGTTGTAGATGGCGTAAATACTCCAGTTTTAACTGTTGGCACTGATGGTGCAGTGCTACCTAATTTTATTTCAATTACTGATGTAGAAACTGAGATTACAGAAACTGTATTCAGTCCTGCCCTTGGATTAGCAGCTGCAGTTGATATTCAAGAAGGAATCTATTTTGTAAATGGATTTTTTGTAAGAAATTCTTCTCAACTTTTAATTGTTGATCCGTATAATAATAAACCATCAGCAAAAGTTGCATTTAACATTACTGAAAATATTATTACCCCAGAATTTGATGAGTCATTATATGATAATTCTAGAGGTTCTTCTAATTTTTCTGCTCCTGGTTCACACAGACTACAGATTGAATTAGTTGCTCAGTCATATGGATATAATGAGATACTAGACAAAAATAGTATCGAACTTATTACAATTAAGAATGGTTCTGTTCTTAAAAAAATTAAACAGAAAGAATATAATGTTTTAGAAGAAACTCTAGCAAGAAGAACATTTGATGAATCTGGTGATTATGTTGTAGATAATTTTACATTTGATGTAAGAGAATATGTACAGACATCCGACAATACTGGATTATTTTCTGTAAATTCATCTACAGGTTTAGTTAATGGACTTCCACAATCTGAAGCAAAGCAAAAATTAATTGGTACTGTTGGTCCTGGTAAGGCATATGTAAAGGGTTATGAGATTATTAACAAAGAAACTAAGTATCTAACTCTAGACAAGGCAACAGATACAATTCAAAGAAATAACGTACTATTAAAATATAATGGTGCGAGTTCATTTTATGTAACTAATGTATATGGAAGTGTTCCAGTAAACGCAGAAGGTGTAGAATTAGAATCATATCCATCAATCTATTTGATGAATACATTTAATGATGGTGGAGTTGGTTTAAATGGATTAACTAATACTTTTAGAAATACAGATAATCATCGTGGAGAGTTGATGTCTGATGGTCCACCAGACTCTGTAGGATTTGACTTAGATTTGGAACCAAGTGACATTGCGGTCAAGACTATATGGGTAGAACGTAGTACTCAGATACTACCATCTTATGTCGAGACTTTCTTACCAGCGCCAGGAGACCTCCTGTGGGTCATTAGAAACTATGATGTACAAGAAGGGTCAGGAACTACAAGAACTGCCACTACAGAGCGTGTGAGAGTTGTCTCAACCGCATTGGTTAAGAATGAAAAAGTTGCTCCTGGTTCTGCTGTACGTTATGCTGAGATAACTATTGCTGGAAAGAGAGATGTTGTTGATGCATTATTTAAAGATTTTGATTTGGGCGATCAACAATCGAGAAGAAGAGTTTTCTTATCATATGAGAATGCTTTTACAGTAAATGCTTTACCAACAGAAGATGAGCAGGGAAATCCAATTGTTCCACCATTAACAAGAGAAAACTACTATTGGGGAACTATTGTAGATTATACTGATGCAGTTTCTCCTGTAATTGGTTTATGTAAACCATCCAATTTTATCTTAGAAAAATATGGAGATGGTTTTAATCCTATTAAAGATAAGATAGCATCCAAAGGAATTAGGGATGAGCAGGAAGAGTATAACAGTATCTTCAAATTTGGTTATTTTGCACCTCAATTTTTTACAAGACTCAAGTTAACTGAATTTATCACTGATGGATTTAGACCAGGAAAATATGTTAATGGTATTACAAGTGGTGCATATGGAGTTGTTGAAGGAACCACTGGCGGTGTATATTCTTCCACAGATGTTTTACATTTAAAAGTACAATCAGGAAAATTTGTTGAGGGAGAAACTCTGGTTGATGAAGATGGAAATTTATTGAAAGTTGCTACTAGTAATACAATTTCTCACTTTGTAATTCATAATCAAGGAACATCATATAACAGTTCATCCGTTGCTATTATAGATGGACAGGTTTATGATAGATCTAAAATTGCAATTAATAGAGTTGACGATGGTGTTCAACTTGCAACAATTTCTATTGAAGATGATGTTGTAAGAGATATTAAATATGTTAATCCTCCAACGATAAGAATTACTGAAGGAACCGGAGCTATTGTTACAGCTGTTTTATTCCAAGAAACTGTAAAAACTTATACTCCACAAGATGTAAAATCTTTCTATGGTTCTTACGGTTCCGGTTCACAGGGACAAAATATTTTTACCGCTGATGTTGTTTCTGATAATGCAAATTATGCCACATTTACAAAAATTTCAGATTCAACATTTAGTGGTGAGAAAGGATTAAATTACCTTTCAGTAAATTCTTTATCAACAAATTTATCGCAAATTTTAAAGCAAACTGATATTGTTCAGTATGTTGATGACTTAGGTAACGTTACGAGAGCTATTGTTTTATACTCCACTGCTTCTACAGGAACTCAGAAAGCAAGAGTGTACTTAGACTCCGTTCTTAGAGAAAATGTTTCTAGTAGTATATTAAACAAAATTTCTACCAAAGTTGATAATCCAACATCTTCATTAATTTTCCAAACTGGCAGTAAATCTGTTGCTTCTCTTGTTAGAGATATTACCGATTCCAAAATTAGTTATTTCTTTAGAAGAGATTTTGTTGCTACAGGTTCATCTTCGGGTGGTTCCCTAACTTTTGCTGCTCAACTTCCATACGGAACTCAGAGATTTGTCTCCTTTACAAAGAACAATTATGTAATGACTGTTTTGGATCCTGGCGTGGGTGATGTAGTTAATTTCCAAAAAGGTGATATAGTATACATTAGAGATGAGTACATTGATATAGAAAATTCTACAGATGAGTCTAGTGGATTAGTTGCTGGTACTGCAACAATTACTTTCCCAACTGATTATTTTGGGGAAAATATGTCTACTTACCCTAAGGTAAAATTAACTGCATCTCTTGAAGTAAGTAAAGCAAAACCAAAATTAAAAACATCCGTAAAAAATAAAAGAATTATTGTTACTTCATCAAACGATAATGTTATTCCATTAAGAGGTAATGATTATGATTCTGGAGACATTGGAATTTTCTCATATTCCGATGTATATAAATTAGCATATGTTTATGAAGGTTCATTAACTGAACCACCAAAAGTTGATTCTAGTGGACAATTAATTTCAGGAAAAGATGTTACCGACAGATTTATTTTTGATGATGGGCAACGTCCTTCTTACTATGATGTCTCTAGACTCATTTTAAAACCAGGGGAGCAGGCACCAACTGGTAGGTTGGTTGTTGGTTTTGATTATTTTGAGCATTCCCAAGGAGAATTTTGCACTGTTGATTCTTATGTACATGAGTCTGGTGTTGACATTAATGACATTCCTTACTACAATTTACCTTCCGGAAGGGTTTCTCTTTCCGACGTAATTGATTTTAGACCTAAAGTAGATACAACTGTAGTAACTAGTGGTTTCCAAGATGGATCTATTTTGGCAAATCTAGATTATATTTCTTTTGATAAATCTGGCGGTGTCCCATCAGTTTCTCCTGCTCCAGATAGTAATCTAGAGTACACTGTAAAATTTGATGAGGTAAGTTATCTTAATAGAATTGATGCTTTGTTTATTGATAAAACTGGCGAATTTATTATCAAAAAAGGAAATTCATCTAAGAATCCATCTAAACCTGATAGTGTAGAAGATTCAATTCCTTTATATTACATCTATCTTCCAGCATTATCACAAAATTCAGAAGACATTAAAATTGTGCCTGTCGATAATCGCAGATACACAATGCGTGATATCGGCAAGTTAGAAAAGAGAATTGAAAGACTAGAATATTACACTGCGTTGAGTATTCTTGAACAACAGGCATTGAACATGCAGATTAAGGATTCTCTAGGATTTGATAGATTTAAGGGTGGATTCTTAGTAGATAATTTTGAAAGTCATGGAGTTGGTGACGTAGAATCTTCCGAGTATGTTTGTGCTATTGATCCACAACAGTCAGTTTTAAGAGCACAAGTTTATGAAGATAATATCAAACTTGTGGAAGCAAATACCAGAGAAGATGAAAGATTCTTTGCTGGATATCAAAAAACTGGTAACGTTATTTCGCTTCCATATACATCAACATCATTAGTTGGAAACAATTCTGCTACAAAGACTATTAATCCAAACCCATTTGTTGTTTTACAATACGTTGGAGAAATTCACATTACTCCAAACGTAGACCAGTGGTTTGACAGCACTATTGTTCCATTGGTTACAAATAACAATACCAATTTGTTTAATGTATATATTGCGAAGAAAAATGACCCGCAGAATGCAATTGCTTCTATTTACAATTCATTTATAATCTCCTGGAGTGGTGTTGATACTGCGTTTAATTCTATAAATTCAGTATCTACTAACAATACAAATTTTGCTGAATCTAGCACAACTAACTCTTTAGTAGCAAGTTCTTCTAATGTAAGTCCAAACAATAATAATCTTGGAAAAGGATTATCTTCTGAGGTTAAAAATGGTGTTGCAATTTCTACTGACATTCAATTCTTTGCTCGTAGCATTCCAGTTAAATTTGTTGTTACGAGAATGAAACCAAGAACTACTATCTATCCATTTATTGATGGTAGAGACGTAAGTAGATGGACTATTCCTGATTCTGATTTTACCGGTATTCCAAGTTCTTCACTATCAACATTTGGTTCCACAATAACCACAGATGATGCTGGTAACGCTAGTGGTATAATTTTACTACCAGCTGGATTTGCACCAGTTCAAGGAACCTCTTGGACAGGAAATATTCTTGACGTTGTTTACGATGAGGGTTCAGAAAAACTCAATTTGGTATCTGGTAAAAAAACTATTAGATTTACTTCAAGTCAAACAAATGAGCAAAAAGATGTAGTTGATTCTTATGCTGAGGTTGTATTCTATTCACAAGGAACTAAACCACAGAATCCACCATCTATAATTTCCACACAACCTTCTCTATTCAAATCAAATGAAGGAATTCAATTTGTGGAAAGCAATACAGATAATCCAATAAAACCAAATCCTTTAGCACAGACTTTTAGAATAGAAAATTTTGATGGTGGTGTATTTGCGACAGGTATAGATCTATTCTTCAGTAAGAAAAGTTCTAGTATACCAGTAAAAGTATATTTAACTGATGTTAATATTGGAAAACCCGGAAAAAATATTATTCCAGGAACACAAAAAATATTATTACCCAAAACCTATTTGAAAGTTACTTCAACTGGTTCTATAACAATTAGAAATGATGATTTAATTTCTGGTGTAACTTCAGGTTCAATTGGACCTCTTGAAAAAATCTTGGATAGAAATGGAAATGAAGTTACTCTAATTGGCGGAGTAAATTATAACCTAACTAACGAACAAGTATACACTTTTGTTCTATCAAATCATAATGGTAAGTCATTTATTCAAGACGAAGCATTATCTTCAGCATCAATTACTTCCTATAATAATACAAACAATACAAATATTCAACTAAAAATTACTAAAGATTATGGTAAAATTTCAAAATTTGTTGTTGAAAACGTTGGTTCAAATTATGATGGAGCAATTTTAACTGTTGAAAGTCCACAACTACCAGGCGAAAGTCAAGCAGCTGTTGCTCCTTATGTTTCTAATGGTATTGTATATGATGCAGAATTATCCTTACCTGGTTCCGGATATACATCTGCACCATCAGTTATTGTAAAAGGAATTGGTAGTGGTGCAAATGGTGCTATAGTTAGAGCAATCCTTGATATTGATACTCCTGCAGTGAGAATGGGAGTTGCTGTTGATGATGGATCTAATCCAAATTCAGCAACACCAACCAAATTTGTGTTTGAAAATCCTGTTTATTTACAAAATGATTCTGATTATGCTATACAAATTGAAACTGACTCCACAGATTATCTATTGTGGACATCAAAACTTGGAGATGTTGAGGAATTAACAGGCGTTAAGGTAAGTTCTCAACCTTTACTTGGTTCTTTATACAGGTCACAAAATACTGACACTTGGGTTGAAGATTTATTTGAAGATCTTAAATTTACATTAAATCGAGCAAAATTTGATATTTCTAAACCGTCTAGTTTAACACTAGTAAATGACGATTTAGAATATCAAAAATTATCTCTAAACCCAATAGAGACTAATTCTGGTTCTAATACTAATGCCACATCAGATTTATTTAAATCTAATAATTCTGTGTTTAAAGTTTATCAGAGAAATCATGGTTTTGAAGGTAAAGGGAACTCAAAAGTTTTCTTTAGATCTGTAGATAATTTTGCAGGATTATCAGGAACTTCATTCATTCAGAATTATTATACTGCAAATTCTGTTGGTATTGATACATATACAATCAAATCTATTTCTCAGGCGGGAGATAGTGTAAGAGGTGGGGGTTCTAATGTTTACGCAACACAGAACATTAAATTTGAAAAAATTTATGCTGACATTGCAAATTTACAGGCACCCAATACAAAAATTACATCTTCAATTAAAACTACCAATGTAGTCCCAATTGACAACCCAACAAATAACTATGTGTCATATAGCACATCAGATTTCGAAACAACTTTCTTAAATCAAGAACAATATTTTGAGAATCAAAAATTTGTTTGTTCAAAAATTAATGAGGTATTAAATGATACTGGTAAATCTTTAGCATACAAATTTGATTTGTCTTCTGAGGTAGATTACCTATCACCAATCATTGATCTTAGAAATGTAAGTGTAAAGACTTCATCTTCTAGAGTAGAAAATGCAACTGGTTATGAAGATAGATATGGCAAGAGGTATCAACTACTAGAATTCTGGCCAGTGTATCAATTTGTTATTCAAGGTGTAAATACAGCGGAAACTCCAATTGCGGAACTACAAGTAATTAGGGGAAGATTGTCTGGAGCACAAGGTATTGTAGTTTCAGCAGACGGTTCTAATCTTGTAGTAAGAATGAACAACAATGGTATTTTTGAAACAAACGAGGGTATTATCTTTAGTGACCCAACCAATTTAACATTAAATGATAATTTAAATATAAAAATTGCTAGTGAAAGTATTATTAATAAGATTAATCCCCAATTTAATATTAACGATGGAGTAGTTGCGTATAACCCAACTGCTGATGTAGATTATAATAATATTATTGACGGTAAGGTAATTCTATGGGATGGTAAGACTGGAATTCTTACAATTTCAAATGAGAAGAAACCAATTAATGATGATTACACTTCTGCAACAATTCCCAATAGTGACTATTCCAGAAATTCTACTCTCGCAAGCCAGGTTCCTGATGTGTTCAGAGTAAATGATTATATTAAATTTGATGGAACATTAGAGGGTTCAGAAAGATATCTACAAATTAAATCAATTAACTATTCAACCGGAATAGATTACAGAGATGACGTAGAAATTACAAATACATCATCTATTTGTAAATATCTTACAAAAGAAGCAAATCTTTCAGTTCCTAGTACAAGTCTTGATGTGAGAATTACATCTAACAGTAAAGATGTTGGCGATATTAAAATTTTCTATAGAATCTTGGAAAGTTCTTCTCAAGAAGTGCTATCCAATTTTAGATGGACTGAAATGCCTGTAGATTTACTTGGCACTGAATTTAAAAAGAAAGATTCTATTGCTGGTGCTTTCGAGAGAAGAGAAGATTATCAGGAAATTAAATACTACATCAATGATTTGCCTGAATTTACTAAGTATCAAATAAAAATTATTCTTAGAAGTGATGACCCAGTATATACACCAAAGGTACAAGATATTAGAATTGTAGCGTCAGTATGATGAAAAATTATTATAAAGTGGAAGGTCACGAAAATTTGTATCGTGACCCAAATACTCATGCAATTATTAACACTGAAAAACCCAATAAAAACCAGTTGAGACAGCATCTTGACACAACTGCGGACGACATAAATAGTTTGAAGGAAGATATACGGGAACTTAAACTTCTGTTACTGGAGCATATAAAGAAACATGGCTAAAAGAGAAGTAAAAAGATCATTTACCTTTGAGCAACAACGCCAGGAAATCAACCTGCTTGCTGATGATACAGGTGATAAAGATCTACTGACTACCACAGATAAAAATTCTCTAGTTGATTCTATCAACGAAGTAGTCACTGTTCCAGAGGACGAAATTTTCGTTGACCAAATTGCAACAAGTTCATCTGAGCAAAGGATGGTCTTTGTTGATGAGGCGACCCGTATTGCTGCAGCAGACTATGAAACTATTGGCAGTAAGCCATCTGGTACTCTTCCCGGTTATAATCCAGATTTTGGTCGTTTAGCATATGATGCGGTAAGTGATACTGATGCCACTAGATTTACATATAATTCTTCGACTGATCTCCTCCGTGTTCCCAATGTAAAGGCGGATATCAGAAATAGAAACAACGAAGGTATTTCCGATTCTCCAGGTCAGGAAATTCTTGATATTAATGTAAATGTTGATGGTCATTCTCCTTCAGAAACAGCAAGATTAACTGGTAGACTGAGAACTCAGGCTACTAATTCCCCTATTGAAATTCAGAAGAGTTTACTTAAACTAGAGCAGAGAGCAAGAGCAGAAATTTCTAATGGTTCTGCAATTGATTTATTTACGGGGCAAGATGTTGGTGCATATATTAATGTAACTAACAACAAGAAAATTTTATATGTTAGTGCTGATGATGAGAACGCTACAGATATTCCATCTAATGATGGTAGCAATATCAACAGACCATTCAAATCTATTGAAAGAGCACTGATTGAAGCAGCAAAGAGAAGTTATGTTGCCCCTGGTGTTGGTTCAGAAGAAGGTGAAACTGGTGCTGACCTGTTTGAAAATTTTACAATTCTACTCTTTCCAGGTGAATATATCATTGACAACTCTCCTGGCGTTGATGCAAATGGAGATGCTTTTACTGCAGCAGATATTGAAGAAGAAATTAAGTCAAGACAAGGTGAGGTATATAACAGCACCACAAGTTTTGCAAACGAACTAAAGAAATTTAATCCTGTTGAAGGTGGACTTATTGTACCTAGAGGTACATCTATCGTAGGTTTAGACCTGCGTAAAACTTTAATTAGACCTAAGTATGTTCCCGATCCTGCAGATGATGCGGTATCTAGTTCTGCTATGTTCAGGCTGACAGGTGCTTGCTACATCTGGCAGTTTACTATTAAGGATACTCCTAACGCATTTGGAAGTCATCATAAACTAACTGCTTTTGAATATGCCAACTATCATCAGTTAGAGAACTACTACAAAAAAATTGACAAATATAGTAGAAATGATGAGACAACTAATCCTCCTGCTGGAAGATTTAAAGATGCTGAAAATATTCTACTAGATAACAAGCGTTTTATTGCTCAACTTGCTGTTGCTTATGTTGAAAGAAATAACGCTACTTTATCAGCAAATATTGACATTTTAACTGATGGTTTAGATCCAAATTTCCCAGGAGGAGTAGTAAACTTAGATGGCAGTGTAGCAGACCCAACACAAACAGTTGGTGAGTCTTGTGTAGATGATACTGTTCTACTTATTGAGAGAATTGCTTACAACCTAGCGCATGGCGGAAACAATCGTGTTGTAGAAGCAGCACAATTCTATCGTGACAATAATGTACTACTTGGAGAAGAAGCAGAAGCAGTAGAAGTATTCCAAGCAGCAAATGAGATTTGTCAATATATTGTAAATAACTATGATGTCCTAGAAGATAAAAATAACGTAATTACAAGAGACTTTGCTCCCGGTGGAGTAAGTGTTCTTGATACCACACTACTGAATGTTGATACTACATTTAGCTCACAGATATTTGATTTCAATCTTTTACCAGACCTTAGTGCTCAAACTGCTGGATATGAGATTGACGACCCAACAGACCCAGCAGGATGTGCTAATGTAAGAAGTGCTATCAACACATTCTGGGATATAATTATTCAAGCTGTTGATGTCGATGCCGATCCCGGTTCACCCATTGGTCCAACAGGTGAAGAGGATTACAACCAGAGAATTGAAGAAAACAGAATTGTTGGTTTCGTCCAGAACAAGTATCTGTCTGACACTGTTGCTTCAGCATCTCCATATGTATTCAACATCTCACTACGCTCTGTATGGGGTCTGTGTGGTCTCTTGAGCGACGGTGCTCAGTCCACAGGTCTTCGCTCTATGGTGCTGGCGCAATACACTGGCATCTCCCTACAGAGAGATGATAGGGCATTCATTTTGAATGGAACTACCACAAGTCAGGTAGAAGACCCTGACGAGAGACATTCTAACTCTATTGCTGAGTATAGAAAAGATTGGAGACACTTCCACATTAAGTCCAGAAACAATTCATTCCTACAGATTGTGTCTGTGTTCGCTGTGGGACAGGCAGACCACTTCACAGTAGAGACAGGTGGAGACCATTCAATTACAAACTCCAACTCAAACTTTGGTAATCAATCTCTGATTGCTGTATCTCACAGAACAGAAATCTTCAAGCAGGACAATGGTGCTTTCATTGTTGGACTAGTTCCACCTAGAGGATTGGATCCCACTAGAGAAAGTAGAGTTAACATCTACAATATTGATTTTGGTTCAACTTTAGCAAGATGGAATGCTGGAGATATTAATTCAAATACCGAAGGATTTAGAAAAATTTATGTTAAAGTAGACGGAGAATCACTAATCAAAGAAGGTGATATTCCAGAATACTACTCCATACGTCCAGGAACAACACAAGAACAAGCAGAACTATTAGTTGATGATGTAAATTACCTTTTAGGTAAGAGACAGTATTCTGATGGAGATCCAGAAGCAATTTATGCAAGACTACCAAAGAATTTTGACGAATCTCAACTAGAGACTTTTGCTGCAAGATTAAGAGACAACACTACATTTGCTGGTACTCCAGACCAGTATGACCCAGCAGATGTATATTCCGAAGGAAAAATTTCTACCGAGGCAACACTTTTAACTGGTGGTTCTATTGCAGCGGCATCTCTTGAAACTTCAGTTAAAAGTTTCTATGCCATCCAAAGCACTTCCACATTAAACTTTGGTGATGTTGGATTCGGAACTAATGAAATTATCACTGGAACTGATATTAGTAATGCTTTCCCAACTTCCCCAACAAATGCTGTTCATTTTGGATTTCCCTCTGGTGGTGGAGTTGCTGCAGCAACGACTAGATATAAATTAATGGTCGGAACCAATACCGGCGATTTTAGATTTGAAATTGCAGAAGCATCTATTAAAACAGTTGCATGTGAAGGAACCTCTGTTCCTGTAGCAGATACAGATTCAGATTTAGAAAATATTTTATATCAAGCAGTATCAGGTGTTCCTCAAGCAGGTCAAGTTCAATACACATATAATCAAGTAGTGTATGGGGGAAGCGCCGCAATTGATGCATTGAGAGCAACAGGGCAAGGTGCTAGATTTGATGTTTATAGAACAAAAAATGAAAATAGATATGTAGTCAAACTCGATGCTAGAGGTATTTCATATAATATTGGAGATACTTTTACAATTGATGGCGCAGATTTAGGTGGTATCTCTTCTACAGATCCAGCGGGACACGTTCTTACTTTAGACAATGCTACTCTATCTGGAGGAACCGGATATACTGTAGGGACTAATATTGCAACCACTGGCGGCACAGGAACTAATTTAACAGTTGATATTATTTCCGTTGACTCAAATGGTGCTATTACAGAACTCAGAGTTAATGATGGTGGTTCTGGTTACAATGCTGCTGGAGGAGAATCAGTAAGTATTTCTGGAGGAACAATTGCAGCAACCATAGAAACTGAAATTGTTGAGCTAGATCCAACATTAAATAACAACGATTTAATTATCCACGTTGTTGCAAATGACAATAGTGGTAATGGTATTGGTAGAAATAATGACTACCCTGTACTTTTCTCCAACTCATCTGCATCCGCAGAAACATTAAGCGTAAGGATGTTCATCCGAGACGTAACTCTACCAGCAAATATATCTTACGAAACAAACGATTTATATACTTTTAATTCAATTAATGACATTGATTATACTATCCCCAGTGGTGGATTTGATTCCGAATATATTTTCTCCTTAGTCCAAACAACCGGACCAAATCCATGGCAAAATTTTGGTGTAGTAGCACCAACGGATCCAACTGTTGGTTCCACAACTATTGTTAAAAATAGATTACTTGGTGGTTCCGGATTTAGTGCCACATCAGGATTTAATACAATAAAATTCCCAGGTTCTTTATTGGGTGGAGTTGATGGAACAAATGATTTCACAGTAACTATCAATACAATTGGTGGTGCCACAATTCCAACTTTGAACTTTAACGCTGATAATAGTATTAAGAGAAAATATTATGGTTGGGAGTTTGCAAGAACTATTAATGGAGAATACTATGGTCGCCTAGCAATTCTTGTTGATGACGAGAGGAGAGGTGGAACCGTAACTATTGAAGGTATTCCCGGAGAATTTGATTATACAAATACTGGAACTAAATTTAACGGATATACCTCTTCCACTAATGTAAATGCAACTGCAACTACACAAGCTGGATTGCAATTATCTAGAACCATTACTGGCATTGTTAATAACACTCCTGGCGCTAGCACATTTACTATTACAGTTTCAAATCCCGTTGATAAACCAGCTCACCCATTCTTTGTTGGTGATGAAGTTTATTTTGACGAAACAAATAATTCTGATGGTTCTTCCCTATCTGGTCCATATGTGGTAAGAGAAAGAACTAATGATACAGAATTTGTAATTGGTGTCTCTAATGCAGCAAATCTACCTACCGCTAATTGGATTACTGGTGGAGATGTTTATAAATTCTCTGAATCTAAGACTATCCCTGTTCAAGCAACAGTCGGAAACATTGTAATTAACCAGGGTGAAATTACAGCAATCTATCCTAATGATTGGGTAATTGGAGCACCAGGTCCACAGGATTACACTAGTGGTTGGACATCATCTGGTTCTAAATTAAGTTATGATGATGTTTTTATTCTAGATACAGGTTCAGATACACCTTTCTTACCAGAAACAACAATCACATTTACTATTACAACAGGAGTATTGATTACCAGAGCTGGTCTTACATATAGTAGTGCTGGTATTAAAGAAGAAGGTTATCTAACTGGTAGTGCATTGGGTGTTGACTACAAACCATTTGATGAAACTAGAACATTAGAGCAAAACCAAGTTACTTATGATCCTGAGTTCTCAACTACTAACGAAAACTTATCTCTATTAAGAAGAATAACACAAAGAGTTGATACAAATCCTGTTTCTGGAGCACTTGAGCAAAGCGATAATTTTGAATTCAATGATAACGTTATTAGTTCTCTTTATGTTAATAGAATTCAAGATTCTAGAGCAGCAAATGGTAATAATGAATTGCTATGGAGATTGATTTGTAAAGTTCCTAAGGATGGATATAATAATATTAAGTTAAGAGCACCGGAAGGTAAGTTTATTATTCACCTTAAGGATCCTGGTATTGGATTTGGTGATGAAACACTAGACTATCCTTTTGTCTATGATTCTGCCCAAACAGGTATCATTAGAAAGTTCTCTGTAGAGACAGTAGGTACAGATGAGGTGGCAGCGTCACCATCTACTCAAGAATTCAAAAAGAGTTTGAAGAGAGGTGGAAACGGAACCTATACAGATTATGCAGAACTTGACATCGGTTCTGGTGTTGGTGGAGAAACTTTAGTACCATCCGATGCTACATTTACTGTTGCTAGTGGAGAAGTATCTCTTGTCAATCCAGGAACAAATTATAATAAGGGTGATAAATTAACTTTACCTGGCGGCACAGTAATTATTGTTACTGAAGCTGTCACAACATATCCTAAATCATTCTTCGTTAGACAGGTAGAACCAATTGTTGAATATGAGTACAACGTGAGAGATGGATACTATCTACTCACTATGTTAGATGGTAATATCTATGAGGAGTATGACCCAGAAACTGACACAGTATCCAACAATGATAAAACCATTATCTATGGTAAGCAGCGTCTAATTGGTCTTGAAGATATTGACCCTGTTGATGGTATTGCTAATGAAGTTAATCACCTCAAGCAAGATGGTTCTGACCTTATCGAGAAGAACAGACTATTCATCCAAAGAGAATGTGCTGGATTTATTCTAGCAGAATCTCAAACTGGTGAGCAGTTTGCTGGATTCAATAATCCAGATGCCGATAGATGTTCAAGAGACGTTGGACACTTAGTAAATGCTATTGTAAAAGATTTGAGATTGAGTGGAAATAGCACTGTCATTAACAACGGACAGTATTATTTCTCTGCTGGTACTCAACAGTTCATTGAAACTGAACTAGCACAAACCAGAGCAACATTTGAATATGCTAAGAATCTTGCAGTTGCTTCGATAAGAAACTGGTCATTCTACGAATTAGCAACAGCGGTAACACCTAGCACTGGTGCTGGTGGAGACGTATTAACTCTAGAATCTGTAGATGGTATCGTTGAGGGTATGGAAGTATATGAAGCAACTGGTATTGCTGCTCTTCCATCTAATGAAACTGAATATAACACTGCCCAAGCGGCAACTACATTTATTGGATATACAGGACGTGTTGATAGGTCAGCAAATACCGTTCAGGTATTTGATATTAAAAATAGATCCGGTAGATTTGGTACAGGTTCCCCATCCATTGCAAATCCAGTCTTTAGATTTGATATGGCACAAGGTATGGGTGATGGAGATTGGAGAACAGAATCTGATACTCCACCAGCAGAGCATCTTATTCAACCAGTAATTGACAACACTGTTATTGTAGATTATGACCACGCTACTGGAGAATGTCAGGATGTTGTTTCTGCTGTAAATGTACTTTACACCATTCATGATGAAATTCTACAAGCAACACCCGCTGATGTCTCAGCTGTTGCTGCAACAGCAACATTTACATCAACTTCATTGTCTGATGGAGAAACAATTAGAATCTTTGGCGCTCAAAATCCAGCGTTTAATGGAGAAGATATTGTAGTTACCGATGAGGGTGCAAACGTATTCAGTTATGATCTTGCGGTAACTTTCTCAGGAACAGTAAACGATAAAATTCTTTACTATCCTTCCTCCGTCAACTTTACTGAACCTACCAAAGCATCTTATGATACTGAAGAAGTAACCCTAGAGGGTCTTGGATATAATCAAAATATTAACTACCTATATCCAGAGGCAGACTTAGATAATCCCAAGTGGAATCCAAAAGCATCTGTTTCTCAATATAGAAAAGATGTTGGTAACACCATCATTAGAGATAATACATTACAAGCGGACGAGTATCAAAGAGTCAGTCAATATTCTATTACTTCAGAGTCAACTAAAAAAATTCTGAATAGTATTTTGACTGGTGGAGCAAATCCAACAACAGGATATAATATAAGATCTTATTCAGAGATTGACTTAGATACCGAATTTGAACTATCTTCCTTTGGAGAGACAGAGGTTACGGATACTATTATGGAAAATCCATATGGATTTGAAGATAGTAGAAATGAGTACGGTGTTCCTAAGTCCGCAGTCCTAGAGTTTACAGCACAAAATGTTCCTATCTTTACTGACAGATGTATCATTTTTAATAAGGCAGTTCCTGTCTCGTTCTACAGACCATCTATTATCCGTGCTTCATCTCATACTTGGGAATATGTGGGATTTGGTCCAGGTAACTACTCAACTGGTTTACCACAGTTCCAAGACATTACACTAACTCAGCAAGAAATTGTTAACTCTCAAACTATTGAGCGTGGTGGTGGATTTGTTGCATCTTCTGGTACTAACTCCACAGGTGATTTCTATATTGGCAACCAAGTTATTGATGCTAAAGGAAACCAAAGCAACACACTTAATTTCCCAAGACTCAAGACATCTGCTGAAAATAGACTAATTGATTATACTAATCTTGATTCTCTTGCCGCCAATAGTTCTACTGCTTCATTCAACCCATCAACATTCTCTGCAGTTCTAACAAATGATCTGCAAGCGATTCAGGAAGCACAGAGAAACTCTTTCAAGGCATCCAACATTGAGTCTTCAATTCTTACTGCTGGCACAATTAAGATTAATAACAAGATTAGCATTTCAAATAATGTATTTGAAAATGAAGAGAACTTCCCAGTTGCAAGGCAAGACACTTATGGTTTCTCCAAACGTGCTCCAATCAACTGGTTCAATAATGATCCAGCAAGTGAAGCATATCAAGCACTAGATGATTCATTTATATCCCCAACAGACTTGTCTGATTGGGCGAATGTCAACTCCTTAATTCCATCTATTCCTGTTGCATGGAACACAGTTTATAAGACAGTAACTTTTAATGAAGTTTCTAATGTTGGTGATGTCGATATTAATGATACTTTAACAAAATCTGTTAACTTCAATGTATCTGGTATTGACCCTATTGATGAGAGATGGTATGACGCCGTTACTGATACTATTTCCATTCCTCTTGGTACACCAGTTGACACAGTTAACAACACTACCTTAGCTACATATGATGGTAGGGCGGGACAAATTTATATTAGTTTCTCCTCCACAGTTAAAGCAGCATCTATCATTCCAACAAACATTTGGAAACCTCTAGAAAATACATGGACTGGCGTTAGCCCCGTTGATGGTTCACCAACCACATTTATTCAAGGAGATAGATTTGTAATTAGTTATTACATAGCAGCGGGTCAGATTATTTACTCAGTCAGTACACTAGACGCATAATATACAATGGCAGTACCAGTTAATTTTTTACGCAATAAGAACCCCAATTTTAATCTTAGGGGTGCTTTAAAAGTTAATGCAATTTTTGCTACAGATGATGCTGTCGGAACTGAACCGTTTCAAGGATACTTAGCGGATAATACAGTTGTTACTAGTTTTAATGATGCTCTAATTGAAAACAATATTGGCGTAGTAGACACTGATGGTTTCAATATTGTCCAATCAAATAGGTTTGCTTTCACTACTATGAGTGAGGGTCAACGTATTGTTAGGCAAAATTTTGTTAGGGTCACATTTTCATCTCCTATTGATCCCACCAACGGCACTTTTAATAGTGGAGATTTGATTGAATTCGAATCTAACTTAGAACCATTTGGTTCTTTGCAACCACCATCAAGCGGAAAACAATATAGAATATACAGTGTTGTAAGAGAAAAAGATATCCAAATTGATGCTGTTAACAGTATTACAGATAATTTGAATGGTACATGGACTGTTGTATTAGATACTGACTTTAGAGAAGACCTCCAAGAATATTCACCACAGACCAGTACAGGTAATAATTTTAACGAAGGTGATAAAGTTGTAATTTTTGGTAATGCCCTTAATTCAGGCGGTGCAACATCTTTAAACGGAACATATAGTTTAGATGCGGTAACATCAACTTCAATTACATATACAACAACTTCAGATCCACTAAACGGTAGTAGTGTTTCTTATACAGGAAAATTATATAAAATTACTAACGAATTAATTTTAATTGAAACACTTCGTGGTGTTGCTTCTCCAGTTTCATACAATTCCGGAACATCTGTTGTTAATGTTACTGGAGTTTTATCCGGATCTATTCGTTCTGGGCAAGAAGTTACTGGAACTGGAGTCCCTGCAGGAACTATTGTCATATCATACAATAGCGTCACAGGTGATGTAAATGTTTCTAATAATTTTACAACTACTGTTGGTGGGGGAACACTGACATTTGAATTACTAGATTCACAAACAGATGTTGTTGTTCCAGTTGGTGCAGTTGCTGCTCCAAGTTCTGCTCAGATGTTTATTGATGCTGGAGTGGTAACAGAATCAATTACAGTTAAGACTCCAATTAATTATTATGTGTATGGTGATACCAGATTAAAATATTTTTGGTCTTCATATACACAAGATGGAACATTTAACGGTTGGACACAGAATGTAAATCCCGATGGATTCCAAACATTATACGAAGGTGGTACAGTAGGATCAGGAACTACCTTACAATTAATTGGTTCGGACCCAGCATTTGCTACTGAAGATACTTTCAATAACTTAATTAAAACTCTTGGATTTAATAGATCAACCGGACTTGCTGGAGACTATAGTCCTGTTGGTAGGTCAGCACTCCTTTATATTTCAGCAACTGATTCTCAAGGGGACACTGGTGGCGGTGGTGGACCAAAGAGGGGAACATCTACACCAGCATATACGGTTAGTGAAACCATAGATTATTTAAATCAAGCTGGTGGATATTGGATTGGTGTTATTGGTGGTTCATTATCAAACGGTTGTCAGAATGAAATTCAAACATTTAGACAAGATACTACTGATGGAATTTCAGGAGATCCTAGAGGATTTATTCCCATCAAAGGTGAAGTTACCAGTGTAAGAGTTGGAGTTCCAGTAGAAAATATTTTTTATGAAACTGTTGGTCAGACAATTAATACGGTTGTAGTTCCATCGGGTAGTGTTGTTGTACAAACATACTACGACCATGCTCTCGGTTCTCCAAATGATGCGTTAAGAATTAGATTTAAAAATAATACAAATGCTCCATTTGATGTTAATGGTCTTAGAGATGTTGTAGTAATTAGTGATAATCAATTTTATTTTCCATTCCCTGATGATGTTGGAACTTTATCTAACGTTACTGATTATGACGAATGTGGTTATATTTTAAACATTACTACTTTACTCACAGTACCTGTAGGATTTTATAGAAAATCAACATTTGAATACGTTGATTCAACAACATTAAATGATAGTAGAAGTGTTGTCGCTACTGGAGATGGATTTACTTTATCCCAACCACCCGGTCTTGGATTTGATAGGAAAGAAATATTAGTTACTATTGGAGTTACTGAGAGCACAGGAACTTTACAATTTTTCTCGATGTATCCTGTTGGCGATTTCTTCTCTCTATTGCCAGAAGGATCCAACATTCCATATTTTGCTTATCCTCTAGTTGGATTAGATGATATTAAATTTAGAATAAAAACTACTAACGTTGGTAGTAATGAATTTATTACTGTTAGAGATGCAGAGACTACTCCCAATGATTTACTAGATCCTGGGACAACAGAAGTAACTCCAAGAACAGAATTTCCAATTGTTTTATATCCAATTGAATATACTGCAAATGTTATTGCAACAAATAGTTCAACTGAAATTGTTGTTGATACTTTAGAAATTTTTGAAGGGAATGGTGCTGATGGTAGAGATTTTACTCTATTAACAAATGGTGGTTCTACTTATGATGATGGTACTGGCGAAGACACTTTCTCTGCCAGTAATGTTACAACCACAAACACCAGTGGAACTGGAACTGGTTTGAAATTTAGTATTCAAGTTGTAGCGGGAGTCATTACCAATGCAACAATCGTTGATAGAGGAAGTGGATATCAACCAGGAGATACTGGAACCATTGACGCTGCTCCAGGTGGTACTGTGGGTGTAGGGAATGAGGCGACGTTCTTAATAAAATCAATTGACGATTCAACTTACGCAGGTTTGAATTGGACTCTTGAAATTATAACCACACCATCTTCAGATAACTTCTTCACACTTGGAGACAACTGGACAAATCCATCTATTTTGTCATCTAAGACTCAGGTAGAAGTAAATACTATCACTGAGACTGGAGGACAATATACACTTACTTTATCTAAACCTTTAGTTGGTGCCATAACCGGTTCTGAAGTTGCATTCTGTTTCCCCAATGACTTCAGAAGATTAAATGTTTTCGTAAAACCTTCCAATAATTTTAAAGACATCAATGCTGAAGCTGCTATTGGTGCTGGATTAGTTCCAGCAACTTCTGATGCTTCAATTACATTTTCTGGTTATGGATATGGTAAAGGTGATATTTTAACTCCAGTAGAAGTTTTCAACTTACCGGCAAGTATCAGCACTGCTGTTTGGACTAGAGATACAGAAATTTCCCAGGAAGGGTTTTTAGTTACTGGTCAGTCAGTTGGTACGGGAGGACCATTTAATATTATTAATGTAGATGGAAATTTTGAGGGAGAGGATGCGTCATTTGAAATTACACCAACTCCAATCGGTTTGTATAATGTTGTACTTACAGATCCCGGTTCAAATTTCCAAGTAACTGAATCCATAGTAATTGGAGGATACTTGTTAGGAGGTTCCAGGATTCCTACGTTTGCTTTGACATCAGACAGAGTTATATCAGCAACCTTGACTGACCCAGGAACAGGATATACTCCATCATCATCTTTGACTGACGTAGCGACTACTCCAGATTTATTTAACAATAACGGAGATGGTACATTATCTTTTAATTTTACTACAGATGCAAGTGGAATTATTAATAGTGGCCTTACAGTTAATAACGGTGGTAGTTCATATGAAGTTGGCGACACCGGAACAATTGATGGTGGAACTGCTACATATGAAATTACTGCTATTGACCCAGTTGCTAATACCGGTGCTGGATATACTCCAGATTCAGTATTTACAAATCAATCCACAACAGTTCTTACCGGAAGTGGAGATGGTACACTAACGTTTGACTTCGAAACTACTCCTGGTGGTTCTATTGATATCAATACTTTATCAATCAACACTCCCGGAGATGGTTATGAAATTGGAGACCTTGGGGAAATTACCGGGGGAACTACAAATGCTATTTACGAAATTCAAAGAACAGAAAACGATTGTGTTATCAAGATAACTGAAATTATTGACAACTCTAATGTATTGGTAGAAACTGTAGATCCACATGGATTTGTACCAGCGTTAGGTAGAACTACAGTTGATATTTTGGTAGAAGGTGTAGTGGCAACTACATCTGCAGGTAGTTTTAATGGGAGAAAAGTTGCTGAAATTATAGATGGCAGTACATTAAAATTTGATCAAGCAGTTGATCCAGGAACATATATTAGTGGTGGTACAATCTTCAATGTATCACCAGATGTTGTTAACGATACTTTTGCTTCATTTAAAAATGAACTATTTTTAAATATTAATGTAACTCCAAATAATCCATCTTATCCAAAAATTGTTTTTATTGATTCAGTTTCATATGCATCACCAACTGTTACTGTAACTACCTCAACAGATCACAAATTTACTAGTGGCGAGAACGTACAAATTTCAGGAATGAATTTTACAAGAGTTGGTGGCGAAGAATTAAATGTGGGTAATGTTGAAATTACTGTTACTGCGTCAAATCAATTCACTTATGACCTAAGTCCATTCCCATCAGGAAACTTAGGTAATCACATTCCCGGAACTGGACAAGCTACAAATCCATTTGCTAAAGTTCTTGGTGGAGTATACACAAAAGATTTCTTTAGAATTGTATTTGTTAATACATCAAATGTTAATGTTCCTTTAGTTGATGATAATTTAGATCCAGTTCCAGGTGAATTTATTGAACCAGATAAAACTAGAGATTTTTTAGTTAGAGATATTAACTTTAAACAAATTTCTAATGACGGTAATGAAGTTACTGATGGACCTAAGCATGATTTTTATATCACCAACTCAAACCAATTAGCGATTATTGCTAGGGGCAAAAATAATATAAATCCGGTTGTGTTTACAAATATAGATTATCTTCCAGAAACTTTAGAATTTGAAGTTACCACTAATGTAGATCACGGACTGTGGCCAGGAAATTATTTTGATATGATATTTGATGGAAACAATCAAGTTGGTGGGGTTGGTTTAACCGCGACAAGAGAGCAAGAGTACATACCAGGAACTAATGAGTATAACGAAGTCAGTCTCAGATTAAGTAGCACAGTATTCAGATATAAAGTATATTCTGCTGGAAGAGATGAGACTAATTATAGTACCGCTCCAGGTGGAGATCCAAGAGATACCAGCGACATTACTGATGGTGGTGATGGACTAGGAAGACTAGAAAAATTTGTTGATGTTGGAACCGGTGATTTTGACACATTTACAGATCTTGATGGAACTGTTGCTACTAATTTAATTAAATTTAGTGGTCTTAAGGGATTTCCTGGGGTTCAACCGGATGAAGCATATTATTTGGTAACAACTGATGATGAAAGAACTGGTGGGGAAGCTACTCAAATAAGATTACAAATTTCCAATCAACGCTCTGGTAGTCCAATCTCATTTACACTAAGCATTGTTGGTGCTACTTATAATAGATCCACAGAAGAGGCAAGAATTGATGTGAGTGGTTTAACTCCACATGGACTTGTTGCTGGAGACACAATAAGAATTAATGGCGTATCTTCTAATGACTATAATGGTATCCAAACTTTAGCATTCGTTGTTTCACCAACTAGTTTTACATATTCATTGCCTGCTATTTCTGGTATTGCTGATACAACAAATGATACTTTTACAAAAGATATTATTAGTGGTACTACAGATCACAACCAAGTATCCAAAGCAATTAATGGAAATAGCGGTACTAATATTATAGAAATAAGAAATAGAAATAATCGCACAGGATTTGATGGGGACCTCATCGAAGGTATGTTAGTTGATCCCAGCAATAACCTTTCCGCAATACCAGTAGGAAGTTATATAACAGATACTACACTTTTAGCTAGTCAGGGACTTATAGAAATTAGTCAAAATCTTACTGGTAATATTGGTGGAGGAAACACTCAATGTTTATTCCAAGCTGGTGTACCTATTACAGTTCCTGGTGGGCAACAAGAATATGGTGCTATTGCTTTAGCAAACACAGGAACTTTCCCAGGGGCAGATAATGTGGTTGCTGGACAAACTGTTAGTGGAACCGGAATAGGAACAAATGCTAAAGTTTTGAAAGTTGTCTCTTGGGATGATCCAAATAATCCAGGAATTAAAGCTTTTGCTGTGGTTGATAAAGTACATACACAAGCATTGAACTCAGCAAACACTTTTACATTTGAAGATAACCAAGCTGGAGGTAGAAGTGTTAGGGTAAGAGATGTAACAGGAGGCATCCCTCAAGTAGGTGCTGAAATTGAAACTGATGGTGGTTCAGGAAATGTATTCTCTGCTGGAACACTGATTATCGATGTAACTCCATACAGTATAGGAGGAGTAGATGGTTATGTGATTGGTGTAGATAGTGATTTACTTGTTCCATTTACGAATCAAACACTTAAAATATATCCAGATGAAAATCCTACTGTTAGTAGCGCAACAGTTAGTCCACTCACAACAGAATTTACTCCTGATGGTGTTAATCCGGCAACTCAACCAAGTGCAGAAGATTATATTTTAGACCCAACTGCTATATCAGGTCAGTTGCAACTTACTGCTGATGTTGTTGGTTGGGACCATGTAAGTCTTGCTAGAGAAACTGGTGGTGCTATATTCTTCCAGTTAGGATTCCCATTACTTTGTAGTGGAACGGTAAATCAAAACACAATTACTATCGCTGGTGGGCAAGACTTTAGTGATTTAACTGCTCTAGTTGGTAGTTTAGGTGCTGATACAGTTGGTGTTTATGGTGAGGGTATTGCTCCTGGTGCTACCATTAACAATATAGCAGGAAGTGTAATTACTTTATCTACCGGATTTAATAATGTCACCACTTTCACTAATGAGTATGTAGGGTTTGCTCGACCAAATAGTGTTTCTGTCTTCCCTAAATATACCAGTGAGTTCGGTAGAATTCTAGGCAAAACATTTGCTGAATGGTTATTTAAAATTGCTTGATAAAACTATGGAAACATCTAAATTGCGTGAAAATTTTGAGGCGCAACTAAAAAAAATTAATGATACAATTCTAGGTATCGAAAGTGATCTAGAACGCGCCAAAGAGTACAAGGCGAAACTTGTAGGTGGCATGGAAACTCTAGATTTGTTGGAAGGTAAGGTTCCAGAACCTGAAGCTTCAGTGCCAGCGGCAGAAGCAGCAGAGTAATATCCACCCTTCCTAAATAGTTTGGGAAGGGTATATTTTCTATGGCAACTGCAGTACCAATTAATCTGACCGTAGAACAGGGAACAGATTTTAGTGTAGAGTTTAATCTCCGTGATGAGAACGGGGATTACATTGATTTGTCTTCCTATACCATTGAGGCATACTTCGCTAGAAGTTTTACCTCAAGCAAACCAAAGTATAGTTTTGATGTCTCTGGGTCTGGTGCAAATCCAACTCAGGGACTGATTGCTTTGTCTTTATCTAGAAACATCACAGTTGTAGGAACAAACCAACCATCAACAGCAAGTTTGAAGGCTGGTCGTTATGTCTACAATGTGTTCATCACATCAGGTGGGGGTTCAAAAGATAAAGTATTTGAAGGAGTTCTAACTGTTAATCCAGGAGTTCTATGAGTAAGTATCAAGTCACACTCAGTAGTACTAGCAAGTATAATGTAACATTCCCTAGAACAGAAAGGAAAAAAATTGTTGAAGTTGATGATGCCCCTAGCATACTAGAAGCAAATCTAGCAAATCTAGATGATGTGGATGCAACAAATAGAGCAGATAATTATGTTCTAATTTGGAATGCTACTACACAAAAGCACGAATATGTACCAACATTTGAAGTGGTAGATCGTGCTGATGGGGTAGATGATGATGCTATAGACTACGGAACTTACTAAATAGTACTAGAAGTATTGTCTATAGGGTCAAGTAGATGGCAGCACCACGTTTACAAATTCGTAGGGGTACAGCAGCCCCATCTGGAGCAATTGGTTTGGCTGGAGAACCATTTGTAGATACAACTAATTCCAATATGTATTTCTCCACCTCCGGTACGGTGGGTTCTCAAGGAAGTGCCTTCGTTCATGTTGGCGGTGCTACTTATACTGCAAGAACGGATGAATTTTTAACTGCTTCAGTAGCATCCACTTCTGTTGGTAGTGTTACAATCAAAGACGCTCAGGCGAGCCAAAATTCAGTTACTATTGATGTTCCAGCAACAGTAACTACATCATATAACTTTACTTTACCAGCTGATGATGGAACAAGTGGATTTGTTCTACAGACAGATGGTTCTGGAAATACTTCTTGGGTATCACAGACTGCTGGATATACTGGTTGGAATATTAGTGATGGATCAACAACTGAAGCAATTACATCTGGAAATACCCTAACAGTAACAGGAAGCACTGGTATTGATGCAACTGTAACTGCTACTGATACTCTTACAATTGCTATCGATTCCTCAGTAGCAACATCTTCTTCAAACTTAAGTTTCTTTGCTGCCACAACATCGGCACAACTTGCTGGCGTAATTAGTGATGAAACTGGTAGCGGTGCTCTCGTATTTGCAACAACACCAACATTAGATTCACCTTCTGTTGATGATGTTATCTTTAATGGTTCCACATCTGGTACTACTACTGTATTAGCAACAGCAGTTGCAGGTACAACAACACTAACTCTACCAGCAGCAACTGATACTCTGGTTGGTAAAGCAACCACAGATACCTTCACTAACAAGACATTTGATGCGAACGCAACTGGTAACTCACTCTC